GTTAAGGCGCATGGCGAACAGGCACCGTATACGCTTGACGATGTTGTCGAGATCAAGACGTTAAGAGATTTTGAAAAATGCTTGAGAGATTCAGGATGTTTTTCAAAACAGGCTGCGCTGCATTTGGCGCAACTTGCTAAGTCCAATCAGTGGGATGCTGAAGCAGACACATTACAACCGACCTACGGTGTTGACTTTTACCAAAAAGCAAGCGCCGAACTAAAACCAAACTGAGGATACTGCAATGGCAGACTTAGCAACCGAATTGAGTGAACACAAGAAAATTCTTGACGCTCAAGGCAAAGCATTCCACGACATGAAGCAAGTAGTTGAAAAATTCGGCGCTGATAGCGTTGAAGGAAAATCTGCTTTGGCAAAAATTGACGGCCAATTTGAGAAGCTTGAAAAGCAGAACCAAGAACTGGTTACTGGCTTCAAAGCTATCGAAGGCGCTGAAAAAGAACTTAAAGAGCGTATCGTTGACCTCGAAGGCAAGCTGGCTCGCCCAGGTGCTGGCAACGTTGACAAACGCAAAGGCGAATACGACAACGAAATGAAGTCGTTAATTGCTTATGCAAAATACGGCACAACTGGTGACTCGCTGCGCGCACACGCAGAAGAGTTGAAATACTTGCGCACCGACGTAAACGCTGATGGCGGTTACTTGGTAGCCCCTGAGTATGTGAACGAAATCCTGAAAAACATCACAGAGATCAGTCCTATCCGGTCAATCTCTAAAGTTCGCAGCACATCACGTAAAACCGTGTTGATTCCTACTCGCGATACTCTGGTGTCTGTAGGCTGGAACGGTGAAGGCGTAGCGGCTAGCGAAAGCAACAGCTCATACGGCATGCAAGAAATCACTATGGGCAAGCTGTCAGTACAAACTCGCTTAACTCGCGAAGAAGTAATGGACTCCAGCTTCAATATGGAACAACAAGTGCGTGACGACGCTGCAGAAGCGTTTGCACAAGCTGAAGGCGCTGCGTTCGTATCTGGTACTGGCATTAACCGTCCACAGGGTTTCCTTGTAGCGGCTTCTGTTGATAACAGCAACACTGCAGTAGCAGGCGCACTTGGCGCAGATGACCTGATCACTTTGACAGGCACTCTGAAAACAGGTTACAGCCCTTACTTCGTATTGAACCGCCGCACTCTGGCGTACATCCGTCGCCTGAAAGATGGTAACGGCCAATACTTGTGGGCACCTGGTATCGCTGCAGGCCAACCTAACAGCATCATTGGTGAGCCGTACATTTCCGCAATTGATATGCCAGACGTTGCAACAGGTCAAACACCTGTAGCCTACGGTGACTTCATGCGCGGTTATATGATCGTTGATCGCACCATGATGACAATGATTCGCGACGAGGTAACACTGGCCGCACAAGACATGATTGCATTGACATTCCACCGCCGCCTTACCGGTCAAGTGGTACGTGGCGAAGCGATCAAAAAATTAACTGTAGCCTAATCGGAGAAATTACCATGTCATCAATTGATTTACACAGTCAGATTTTTTGCTACAACGCGTTGAGCAATGCAACTATTGCAACCAACACCACAACTGTCGGCGCGATTATCGACACAGCCGGTTATGAGTCTTGCGAGTTCATAATCAAGTCGGGCACTCGCACTGACGGCACTTACACGCCGTTGATTCAGGATGGTGATGATAGTGGCTTGTCAGACGCTGCTGCCGTATCAGACACGTTTCTGGTAGGCACAGAAGCCGCTGCTGCTATCACTGCGTCTAACGCATTGGGCCGCATTGGCTACGTTGGTAAGAAGCGCTATGTTCGCTTGTCTATCGTGTCTACCAGCGTTACCAGTGGCTGTACTGCATTCGGCGCGGTCGCTGTACTCGGCAACGCTCGCACACAGCCTACAACCAATAACTAAGATAGCGGGGCGGTTTACGCCGCCCCTTATATCTGGGGTTTGAATCATGGCAAAAGTTAAAGTGAATTTAGAGCGTAGTATCTGCGTTGGTTCTCATGGCGGATTCCTGCTTACTATTGGCGAGCGCGAATACCACGACGACGTAGCGAAAGCCATTGTCGTTGCCGGGTTCGGCGAGTATGTTGACAAGCCTGTAGTTGTTGAGCGGGTAGCTGTTGTTGACGCAGAGCCTATGGTTATCATGCAAGACGAGCCTGCAGCTGAAGAAAAGCAGCACGTCACACCAGAAAACAAGATGATGCCAGAAGCACCAGAAAATAAACGCAAGAACAAAGCGGCCAATAAACCGGCCTAAACAGACACCGATAACGAGGAGACATTGTAATGTCAAACGTTGATAACTATTTCGAACAACCCGCAGGCGATGGCACAGACAATACCCTGGTATTGGGCGGCAGTGTTGAATCTGCAACCGGCCAAAATCTGAAGTCGTTTTTTCTTACTGTTGACATGACTGACATATCAACAGCCGGTAGCGTATGGGTTGCACCTGGTCGCGCTTGTACGTTCAAGAAATTAACAAGCGTAATCAATGCTGCGATCACTGGCGCTAACTGCGCGATCACTACCGAGATTGGTGGCGTAGCAGTTACTAACGGTGGATTGACCATTACCCAGTCTGGTTCAGCCGCTGGCGACGTTGATTCTGCCACACCTACAGCACTGAATGTTTTGACCGCCTCACAAGCGCTTGAAATTATCAGCGACGGCGCGTCATCTACTACAAGCCGTGGCACATTCACAGCAGAGTTTGAATTATCCTAATCTAAACAGGGTGGGCGCGTTATGTATTACGGAGCATCATCCGGCGCGCCTACCTATCAGATTACTGTAGCCGCTGCCGAGAATCCTGTCACTTTGACAGAGTTAAAAGCGTGGTTAAAAATATCTAATAGTTCTGAAGATACGTTATTGACGGCAATCATTGTCGCCGTAACGCGTAACGCCGAGCTATACACAAAGCGTGACTTCATAAGCAAGACATATCGCACATACCGTGACTATTTTGGCGAAGCAGATGCTGCCGGCATATATCCGCGTGTTTTTGGATACGGCAACCAGAACCAGCTAGAGCTAAGGCGCACGCCGCTGAATGCCATCACGAGCGTTAAGTATTACAACACTTCAAACGTACTGACTACCATATCAAGCGCCGCGTATTACACAACCGTTACGGATGGCAGCACTTATTCAGTTCTGTATCCGTCGCCAGATAACTCGTGGCCGTCTGACATTAATACACAGCGCCTGCAAGCCGTCGAGATTATCTTTACAGCCGGATACGCAACTGCCGCAGCATTCAAGGCGGCATGCCCTGATTTGTGGCAGGCACTATTCGCGCACATGGCCTCTGTGTATGTAAACCGTGGCGATTGCTCTATTGAGTCTGGCTGTGGTTGTGACAAGGCGCCCCCAGAGGCCCGTATGGCATACGGCATGTACAGGATTATTGACTTCGCGAGCGCCTGTTAATGCCAGTCTGCAAGCCAATCCGAGGCCAAAAGCGCGACGTGTGCATAGGCGATATGGACAGACTTATCACTTTGAAAAGCCGTGATATAACGCCAGCCACTGACGACGACGCCCCTTATTTTACCGAGACGTTTGGCACTGATATCAATTGCCAGGTATGGGCCATGCGCAAGTCTATTGACGGCGTAACCGTATTTGACCGGACCAATATTGAGCGCGTTATAACCGATGATTTTTATATCAGGTATACATGCGATGTTACTGCCGAGGTATGGATTGAGGACGCCGGGATCCGCTTCGACATTTGGAAAGTCGACAACCTGGATGGCCGCAACGAGTTTATGCGTTTGCGGTGTTCGCATCGCGGCGTAACGAGTAACTACAATAATGACGTTTGAAATTACTGAAGGCGCATCGAATGCCGATATACGCAGGCACATACGCGAGCTTGATCGTAAGCTGGCGCGTGGCATCCGGCAGGGTTTTTTTAAGGTTGGCTCACTGCTAAAGACCACGGCACGCGAACAGATGATGGAGAAGCCGAAACACGGTCGACTGTACCGCATTAAGCGCGGTTCGCGAATCAAGAATCACATGGCGTCTGCATCCGGTGAGACTCCCGCCAATGTCTCAGGCGCATTGCGTAAGTCGATAGGTTTTGAGCCGTCTGGCATGATTCTAGTATTCGGGGCAGGCGGTCGTGACAGCGGCGTAGATTATGCCGACTACCTGGAAAGTGGCACAAGCAAGATGTTTCCGAGGCCTTTGTTGCAGAACGCCGTACACAAGCAACAAGGCGCAATCATGCCAATGATGCAGGAAGCCGTAGGCCGTGAAATAAACTTAATACAAGGGTCATAGCATGCTGGTTAAAGACATCATCGCGCAACTGTGGGCTCAACTGCCACGCCGATCAACCAAGTACACTAACACCGTGAGCATATCTTCCATATCGCGTACCGGCGCTGTTGTGACTGTTAACACATCCACAGCGCACGGCCTGTCGGCAGGAAATGGCGCTAACATTGTCGGCGTATATGTGCCGGTCGAGATTGACTCAATTTATGACAACGGCACCACACTTACTATCGAGACTGTTACTGACCACGACCTTACATATAATCGGCGCGAGAATATCGACGTAACCGCACGCATAACCGGCGCGTTATTTGACGAGGAATTCAACGTGGTTTCCGTAGAGAATCGGCGTTCGTTTACGATCGATAAAGGCACGGCAACACCTGCGGCAGGAGACTTCTTGCAGGAAACGTTTATCAGCGGATATAACGGTCTTAAAGCCGTTGCAACAGCTCCTACTACCACGTCTTTCACGTTCGCTATTACCGGGACGCCAGCTAACCCGAACGTATTAACTGGCGCCACAGTATCCAGCGGTCATCGCATATCTGGCGCTATCGACTACGCCACTGCATTGGCGGCATATACAAAGCAATCGGCAGACAGTAAGTATTGGCTGTTCGTAGTTCCAGAGGCAACGATACCAAGCAAGGACAGACAGGGCGTGAACGACGCAAACGTACAGCGTGGCAGACAGTCTGACTTCTTTCACCAGATAGTCGAGGGCTTCTCGCTGTATCTGTTCGTGCCAAACAAGGGTGCAAGCGCCGCTGCAGTAGGTGGCATCATAGCCCGTGACAATGCGATCAATGAACGGCTCCCGATATTGCAATCGGTACTCGGTGCGCAGTTTAGTTCTGACTTATCGGCACAAGGCAAAGGCCTGGCAACCTATAACGGCGACGGACTGTGGGAATACAGCGGCGCGTACTACGTGCATGTTTTCAACTTTCAACAGGTATCGAACATCACGAATCAAGATACGTCTATTGAGTCTGACGACCACGCATTCAGAGATATCAATTTCAGCATCACCGGGCTTGGTGTTAACGAGGACGAGCATACATCGCTTGACTATATTCTCGGTTACGTTGACTTGGATGACGAGCCTATCGTATAGGTGTGCCACTTTTGGCACTACGTTATATATATGCGCGTTGTTAAAATGCGGAAAGTAAATATAGGTAATCCAATGCCATTTGTTGATATTGAAATTGTAAAGCCGATGGGAAGATTCCCGATAGCTGGCAAAATTATCAGCGTAGAGACTGATTCAGATGGCGTAATTCTCGACCGTTTTTTGCGTCGCAGATTGAAAGATTCTGAAATTGACGGATGCCTGCGCATCGTTCCTGCTAAAAAATTCAAAGAGGATAAAGTAAATGGCAAGTCAGTCGCAAATTAACCAGCCAAATGTACAGGGAACGCTGACTAATGCGTTTACCACGATTGAGAATCAGCCGCAGAAGATACTTGTTGTCGGACAAAAAATCAGCGGTACTGCTACTGCCGGCGCTCTGGTTGAGAACGTACAAAATAACAACCTAGTAGTTAATACACTGTTCGGCGCTCGCTCAATGGTTGCCGGAATTATTCGCAACATTCGCAAAGTAAATTCAGTCACGCAGATTGACGTTATATCGCTTGCCGATAATGGTTCAGGCGTTGCAGCTACAGGCGCGGTCGCGGTTTCCGGTACAGCTACTGAAGCCGGTACGCTTACCGTTACTATTGGCTCTGCGCTTGATCACCAATATGAAATCGCCGTCGCAAGTGGTGATACTGCTACTGATGTCGGCGATGCAATCGAAGCGGCTATTACAGCCGATACGCAAGTCCCAGTTACTGCCGCGAACACTACCGGCACAGTCGCTATTACAGCGGCTAACGACGGCACTGTTGGCAACTCTATCGGCTTGCGTATTGAAGGCACTGTGGCTGGACTTACTCATAGCGTAACAGTGATGTCATCCGGTGCAACTGACCCATCATTTACAGGCCTGTTCGATGTGGTCGAAGGTATCCGCTACCAGAACATCGTATGGCCATATACTGCTGACCTGACCACAGTAAAGTCATTCATTGATCCGCGCTTTAACTATTCGGGCCGCATCCTTGATGGCCGCGCTAACGTTGCCACACACGACACATTTGCCAACCTTGAAACATTGGGCAACACGCACAACGACAAAAACCTTAAGATCATTGGCGACCTGAAAGTAGCAGAAACATCATATAAAGGTCCGGCAATGCTTGAACTTGGCTACGGTAAAGCCGCCCAGGATTCAGGCATTCGCGCGTTACGCCTGACTGATGGCGCCAATATCGCATCGCTTGTTATCGCTAACATGGGTTCTCTTGACCGTTTCGGCGGCAAGGCCATTGCATCGCTTCCGTACTTCAATACACCGCTTGCCTATATGCCTTTGGTTGAGGCTGGCGACGGTTTTACTGAGGATGAGATTGAGGACCTTGTTACTGCCGGCATTTCCGTTTGGGGCAACAACCTGAATAACACCGACGCTCTGATGGGCGAACAGGTTACTACTTACAAAACAGACGCTGCGGCTAACCCTGACAACACATTCAAGTATGAGGAATACGACGACACCGGACGCGAGTGCCGTGAGTTTTATTTCAACAACTATCGCGCACGCTTTAACCAGCACCGCTTGACGCAGGGCGCTGTTATACCTGGTCGCGCCATGGCAAACGAAGACACCATCCGCAGATTCAGCAAGAAGCTTTACAAAGAGCTGGCGGATGATGCCCTAGTAGTTACCGGCACGCTGTCAAACGGTCAGGACGCACTGGAATTCTACGACGAGAACCTTGTCATCACGCTGACTAACGACACGACTGCAACCATCACCATGGTGCTGCCAATCGTTACCCAGTTACGAAACATCCTGTACACGATTGAGCTGTCAATCGCAACATTTGAATAATCACAGAGGCAATCATGGCTGAACAATACGAACAAATTAGCGACCCCTCGGTAGTTGTTAATGACATCACAGTTAACGTCGTGCCTAACTCTGTATCGTACAAGTCTGGCAAAGGTGAGCAGTCTGTGAAGGTTCAGAGTGCCGGCAACGGCCTCGTATCTGTTGTTACGTCTACCAATGTCGAAACAAAAAAAGGCATGGTCAAGTTTTCTGTCTACTCAACAGAGCAGGCAATCGCGCTTAAAGAATTGTGGCAGTCAAATGGTGGCGGCAATGTCATCGAATTGGGATCTGTGAATCTCACTATGTCGCAAGGCACTATGGTTAATGACCCTGAAATCACGCTGTCAGATGACGGCAAAGTAGAGTTAGAATTCCAAGGTGCTCCCCTCGTTTAATAACGGAGTGTAGTACGCCATGCAAAAATCAGAGATAGAATACTGTCTTAAGTCGCCTATTAAATACGCTGGTGACGGCGGTCAAATTGACGGCTATAAATTAATCCTTAAGGCTCCATCCGGTAAGAACATCTACCATCGCGCCTTATTGAAACAGCAATTAATGATTGCGTTTCAGTGGATGGAATCCCAAAAGCCTAAGTCTGCTCCGGATGCCAACGCGCCTGCCAAGGCTGATGCCAAGCTGACAGAAGATGATATTAAAGACGTTGGTGACGCGCTTGCATTGGCAATCTATGCGGCTCCTGGCGTTGATATCAATCGCGTGCTGGGCGAGTTTGCGCAGCTATTAACAGAGGGTGCATGCAGCGTTGAGGGCGAGAAAGACTTAACGCGATCATTATTTGAAAAGATAACCCTTGACGATGTAGACGCAATGCTGGGTCAATACCTCGCAAATTTTATTATGCCTTCCTGATGCCTGACTCGCCTGTCGAGTTCAGGAGGGCGTTATTGGCAGCATGCAAGTTCATAGGCGGCAGTGTTGACTTCATTCAGTATCACGACGTTCTGCCAATCACATACGCCTACGATTTGATCAAAGACGCCGAACATCTGGCGAACAAACTAAACGCGGCGAGTAAAAGTGGCTAATTTTAATTCTGTATACAACTTCATTGC